GAGTTAAGTGTACGGTTTTCATCACGCGGCCCTCATCGCTGAAAGGTTGGCCGCGATTGCTGGCGTGTAGCAAAGATATTCGCGGACCTTGGACCGGCGCTCTCGTGCGACGCGGTCGCGCAGTTTCGGATCGGTGCCAAAGCGCGCGCGGTAAGCGATCATAAAGCGGGCCGCGTCGCAGTCTTCCTCGAGATAAGCAAACCCGTCGCGGTAATAGGAATAAGCGGAAATATTGTCGGCGATATTCAATTCAAGTAATAACGCGACAGGTACTTTGATCCAGCCATGGCCAGGATCCTGAATATAGTCAAAAGTTTTCATTTTTATTTGCTCCCAGGTAAGTTAAAACGACAGCAGGAAATAGAAAAAGGCCCACATGATCAGCGCGCCGAGCGCGCCGCCGATCATTTCGAGAATTGTTGGCTTATCGTTCATTTGCGCGGTCCTTAGTTAATTAGTTTTAATTTGCTGATACCGCCGCGAATACCGATTAACATTTGAACTGTCACGTTTTTTTCAAACCATTTAGTTGAATTTAAGTTACTTGCAAAAATAAAAACTTTATCACCAATTTCTTGAAAATTGAATTCGAGTTCGCCGTCAATGCGGTGGCCAAGTTTCCATTCAACCCAATTTTTTGTTGCTACTGTTTCGATTACTTTTGTTTGCTTGGTATTCATTGTTTTCGCTCCAGGTAAGGCCCGCTTACGCGGGCCGTTTAGTTTAGATAGTCAGCGCCGTGTCGCCGTTCATCGTCAAATAAACTTCGCCGGTAATCTGGCGAATTTCGCCGTTTTCGAGAATCGATAGCGTCACGGTTTCGCCTTCATACATTGGCGAAATTGACGCGACACAATCAGCGATCGCATAATCAAGACCTTCGCCTTCGCCGTAACCTATTTCGCTTCCCAGGTAAATTGCGGTAACTTGTTTGATATTCATTTTATAACCCTCGTTAATTAAAATGTAAGTGTCGTTTTTTTTGTGCTGCTGAAATGCATTATAAGCACAAAAATGTAAATGTAAAGGATTATTTTACATTGTTGACTAAATTAGTCAGGATTGCAATTGATTGTCTTGCGATGAGGGCAATGAGGGCAATGATGAGGGCAATGGTTTTGAGACAAATTGCCCTCATCAAATGCCGCGCCAGCTCTACGTTTTCGTGCGATGAGGGCAATGAGGGCAATCAATTTTCAACTTTGTGGAAAATCTATAAAATATTGTTGTTGGACCGCGTAAAAGAATCTTTTCGTCGCGCGCCAGCGATTGAAAAACGATTGCCCTCATTGCCCTCATTGCCCTCATACTAAATTTATAACATGCCAAAAAGACCAATAGAAAACCCGAAAATGTTTCAGCGAAAGTTAACAGAGAAACAATTAGCGGTTTTGTTGGCGGCCGGCGCTGGCAATACCACAGAAGGCCTGGAAGTGTTAGTAGAATGTTATCAGCGCCTATACAATGCCGGCATCAAAAATGATGCTCAATTAGAAACATTCATCAATCGTATAAATAAATCGTGAGATATAGGTTTGATGAATGACGGCGACAGGTACCGGCAAAATGGCCCCGCACGCTTTCATCTATCACTAAAAGCTATTAATCCTGGCCAGGTAATAGCCTGCCCCTATGCCTGATAGCTTGCGCCAATCGGCCGCGCATCATCGCCACATAAGCAGCATTATGTAAAACGTGCGCGGCCCATCATCAATAGCCGACCGCTATCGGCCGACAGTCTGGCGCCGCGCAGTATTTCTGCGGTATTCCACATAAGTAAGCGCTCACTAACTTGGCCGACACTAGGTGGCCGTTAACTTTTAGTGATAGTAAGTACTCACTAACTTGATAGGGGGGGGAGGGGGTCCACTGCCTTATTAGATTCGCGGGTACCTCCAACCCACAAAAAAAAGCAAAATGGCAAACGCACCACACCGCAACACTTGGCGGTAAAATCCGAATCAGCTTTCCAACTGGAGAAAAAGCGATGGCGACGGAATACAAAGCACCGCGCAAGCTGCCGATGACTGAGAGTCAGAAGATCAAGGAGCTGCGCCGGATGATGATCGAGGGGCGCGGCAAGGCGGTTGTCCAGAAGATCATCGACATTGCACTGGAAGATGGCCACCCAGGCCAGATGGCGGCGTTGAAGATGTGCGTCGACCGCACCTTGCCGGTCAGTATGTTTGAGAAGAGCAACGGCCAGCGCAGCGCAGTCACGATCAATATCACAGGGCTGGACGGCACGCCGCTCCAGATCGGCGCACCCAGCGCCACCGAGCCGCTGACGCTGGAGATGGACACGCTCCAGCCCCAAGGAGACATCAATGGATAGTTATCTGGACAGTTTGGGGTTGACGCCCGCCGAGCTGAATAAGGTCATGTACCACCGCGCGAACATGGCCAACCCTGGCCGCGACGCCGAGGGCAACCCGATCACCATTTACGCCACCGGCATTGAAATTCCGTCGGGAAAGTACAAGGGGCAGTTCGTGTCGGTGCCGGGGTACGTCGGCGGGCGCGTCATTGAAGACGAGGGCGAGCTGTGGAAAACTTGGAAGAAAGACATCAACGCGGGTAAGTGGCCGATTTACCCGACCAGCGACGCGCTAAACGCGCGGGATAGCTGGCTGCACCAAGTCATGGACCGTGACATGCAGATGCTGCGCGCACAACAGGCGCCGGCAGCGCCGCTGGCGCCCGCGTTCATGTACAAAGACCCGTTCGGAGCGCCTGACTAATGGCTGACCTTAACTTTCAACTCTTGCCGTGGCAGCAGACGGTCTTCTCCGACCCGACGCGGTTTAAAGTGGTGGCCGCTGGGCGCCGATGCGGCAAATCCAGACTGGCGGCGACTACCTTGCTGATTGAGGGGCTGCGCTGCCCGCCGGGATCGGCCGTGCTGTACGTGGCGCCCACCAACGGGCAGGCGCGGCAGATTATCTGGAACGTGTTGCTGGACCTGGGGCGGGACGTGATTGCCGGCAGTCATATAAACAATCAAGATATCACTTTGATCAATGGCGCGACGATCTATGTCAGGGGCGCCGACCGGCCGGACACGCTGCGGGGGGTCAGTTTGACGTACGCCGTGCTGGACGAGGTGGCGGACATTAAGCCGGAGGCGTGGGAACAGGTCATCCGGGCGAGCTTGTCGGACAAGAAGGGGCGCGGGCTGTTCATCGGCACGCCCAAGGGACGGAACTGGTTCCACGACCTGTACAAGTTGGGGCAGACGCAGAACGACAGCGACTGGAAGAGTTGGCACTTCACCACCAAGGACAACCCGCTAATCGACCCGACTGAGATCGAGTCGGCGAAAAAGACGCTGTCGACGTTTGCATTTAAGCAAGAATACATGGCCAGCTTCGACAACGCGGGCTCGGACGTGTTTAAGGAAGAATGGATCAGGTACAGCGACGAGCCGCAGTACGGCAGCTACTACGTGGCGGTCGATCTAGCGGGGTTCGAAGAGGTGGCCAAGCAGGCGGCGAATTCGAAAAAGCGGCTGGACGAGTCGGCGATCGCGATTGTCAAAGTGACCGAGGACGGGACGTGGTGGGTCAAGGAGATTCAGCACGGGCGGTGGGACATCCGGGAGACGGCGGCGAAGATTTTGATGGCCATGCGCGACTACCGGCCGATGTCGGTGGGGATCGAGCGGGGGGCGCTAAAGAACGCGGTTTTGCCGTATTTGAGTGACTTGATGCGTAAGAATAATGTATATTCGCACATAGTTGACCTTACGCATGGCAACCGAAAGAAAGCCGACCGGATAATCTGGGGACTTCAGGGTCGTTTCGAGCATGGCCGCATTGTGCTAAACGAAGACGGCGACTGGGAAACATTCCTCGACCAACTGCTGCTGTTTCCTGCGCAGGGCGTACATGATGACTTGCCCGATGCATTGTCCTACATAGATCAGTTGGCCGTAACCTCTTACTTTGAGGACGACGCGGACGATGATTGGGAACCAATCGACGTGATCGCTGGAGTGTAAGATGGACCAAAACGACTTTGATCAGCCCGACGAGGCTGATAAAGAACTGGTGGCGTTTGTCACCGACCACTGCGACCGCTGGCGCGTCTACCGCGATACTAACTTTTTGCCGGATTGGGAAGAATACGAGCGTATCTTCCGTGGCCAATGGGCCATTCAAGACAAGACACGCGACTCTGAACGCAGTCGCATCGTCACCCCCGCGACACAACAGGCCGTAGAGACACGAAACGCCGAGATTATGGAGGCGATTTTCGGCTCCGGCGAGTTCTTCGACATCAAAGACGACATCAGAGACGTTGACGGTAACCCGATGGACGTCGAGATGATCAAGAATCAGTTGATGGAGGACTTCAAGAAGGACAAACTCCGCAAATCGATGGAACAAATCGAGCTGATGGCGGAGATTTACGGCACTGGCGTAGGCGAAATCATGGTGTCGATGGAGAAGGAGTACCTCCCAGCGACGCAGCCGATCCCCGGGCAGATGGGGCAGGCGGCCATTGGCGTGCTAGAGAAGCCGCGCGTGTCGGTCAAGCTGGTGCCGGTGAACCCGAAGAATTTTTTGTGGGACCCGAACGGCACCAGCGTCGACGATTGCATGGGCGTAGCGGTCGAGAAGTACGTATCGATTCACAAGGTGGTGCGCAACATCGAGCGCGGCATTTACCGCAAGGTCGACATCACCCCAACCTACGAAGAAACGCAGTTAGAACCCACGCAAGAGATCAGTCAGTACCAGGATGAGAAGGTCAAACTGCTGACCTACTACGGTCTGGTGCCGCGTGAGTACCTGACAGGCAACGATCAAGACGTCGTTGAGCTGTTCCCGGAAGATTCGGCGGCCGAAGACTATCAAGACATGGTCGAGGCGATCGTGGTGATCGCCAACGACGGGCTACTGTTGAAGGCGGAAGAGAATCCTTACATGATGAAGGATCGTCCGCTGCTGTCGTACCAGAACGACACGGTGCCGAACCGTCTGCCAGGGCGCGGGACGGTCGAGAAGGCGTACAACTCGCAGAAAGCGATCGATGCCGAGGTGCGCTCGCACCTGGACAATCTGGCGCTGACCTCTTCACCGATGATGGCGATGGATGCAACCCGTCTGCCGCGCGGGATGAAGTTCGAAGTGCGGCCGGGCAAGGCGCTACTGACCAACGGTAACCCGAACGAGATTCTGTTCCCGTTCAAGTTTGGTCAGACGAGCAACGACAACCTGGCCACCGCAGCGAAGTTTGAGAACATGCTGCTGCAAGCCACCGGCACACTCGATTCACAGGGTATGGTGAGTCAAGTTGCACGCGATGGCGGCGGTGCGGGCATGTCGATGGCCGTTGCATCGATCATTAAGAAGTACAAACGCACGCTGGTGAACTTCCAAGAAGACTTCTTGGTGCCGTTCATCAAGAAGGCGGCGTTTAGATACATGCAGTTCGACCCCGAGCGCTATCCGTCGGTCGATATGAACTTCGTGCCGACCGCAACGCTGGGCATTATCGCGCGCGAGTACGAGCAGGCGCAGTTCATCTCGCTGTTGCAGACCTTGGGGCCGAACACACCGGTGCTGCCGATCATCTTGAAGGGCATCGTGGCCAACAGCTCACTGTCGAATCGCATGGAGTTGATGTCAGCGCTCGATCAGATGTCGCAACCGAACCCAGAACAGCAGCAGATGGCGCAGATGCAGCAGCAGCTCGCACTGCAAGCGGCACAGGCACAGATCGCGGTCAATCAGACGCAGGCCGAACAGAACCGTGCAGAGGCCACGAAGACGTTGATCGAGGCACGATTGAAGCCCGTCGAGACGGAAGCGAAGATCATGTCGGCCACGACGCAGAACCTGCCGAATCAGGCGGATGTTGCTTCTAAAGAGTTCGACAAACGCGTTAAGGTCGCGGAGTTGATGTTGAAAGAGGCCGATATCAAGAACAAAACCAAGATTGTCGAGTTGCAGATGTCCAAAGCACGCGACGGTATAGCTGGTCTTGAGAACCAGTTTCTAGAAGAACTCAAGGAAGGGCTTAAATAATGGACATCGAAAAGGTTTTTGAACTCGACGACGACGAGTTGACGCTCAAAAGCGCGAGCAACGCGGTCTACGAAGCACGCGAGATGCAGAAGAAACGCTTGAGCGACAATGTTCAGGCGGTTTTGCAAGCATTGACGCAAATGAAGTCGTCGATCGAGGGTAAGTACGACGATATAGCAGTCGCTCTTGAGAATCGCATCGCAAACATCCGTGATGGTGTCGATGGCCGCGATGGTGTTGATGGTCGACCTGGTCGCGACGGCCGTGACGGCAAGGACGGCGCGCCTGGACGTGCTGGCCGCGACGGTGCGGCAGGTCGAGACGGTATCGACGGTCAAGATGGTGTGTCGGTCATCAATGCGTACCTTGATTTCGACAACAGCTTGGTGATTGAGCTGTCAAACGGCCGCCAAGTGAACGTCGGCGAGATTCTGCCGCCAGACATTTCCGATCGCTTGAAGGTCATCATCAATCAAGGTGCCAGCGGTGGCGGCGGTGGTGGGGCGTCACTGCCCGATCAGACGGGCAACGCTGGAAAGTTTTTGACTACCGACGGCACGGACGCGTCGTGGGGTACGCCTGCGGGGGCGGGCGACGTCGTTGGGCCTGCCTCTAGCACGGACAACGCGATTGCTCGGTTCGATAGCACGACTGGCAAGCTGATTCAGAACTCCGTCGTCACGGTGTCGGACACCGGCGCGATGTCTGGCGTGACATCGTTAGGCGTTGCTAGTTATGTTGACTTCAATACGTCGCCAACGGTCACTAATGCTGCTGGACGGCTGTACTGGGACAGCACACAGAAGACGTTGAGTGTTGGTTTGACGACCAACATCGCGGCTGATATTGGTCAGACCCTCTACGCTTACGTAACAAACGCTGAAGCGTCGACGATCAGCAAGGGTCAGCCGGTCTACATGTTCGCGGCGTCAGGGGATCGTGTATCGGTCAAACTTGCCTACAACACGGGCGACGCAACCTCTGCTAAGACGTTGGGTGTTTGCGCGGAAGATATCGCGGCCGGTCAAGCAGGCTTGGTCTTGTGCCAAGGCGTGCAAGACGGATTGGATTTGAGCGCGTATAGCCCTGGCGACACGCTGTATCTGGGCGCAACTGCCGGCACACTGACTAGCACCAAGCCATATGCACCTAATCATCTTGTCTATATCGGCGTAGTCGAGCGCGCTAATGCGGGTAATGGTCGTCTGTACGTGCGCGTGCAGAACGGCTATGAGCTTGATGAGCTGCATAACGTCTCAGCGCAGAGCCCGTCGAACGGTCAGGTGTTGATCTATAACGCAACGACCAGTTTGTGGGAGAAGAACACGCTCACCGCAGGCAGCGGCATCACGGTCACTAATGGTGCTGGGTCGATTACGATTGCATCGTCTGGCGGTGGCGGTACTGGTGATGTTGTTGGGCCTGCTTCATCGACCGACAATGCGGTGGCCCGGTTCGATGGCACGACTGGCAAGCTGGTACAGAACTCATCGTTCGTCGTTAACGACAGCGGCGAAGTGACGACAGGCGTCTGGAAAGGCACTGAGGTCACCGTGCCATACGGCGGCACGGGTGTGTCGACCTTGACTGGCATTGTTAAGGGCAACGGTCAGAGCGCGTTCTCTGCCGCTACTGCTGGTACCGACTACTTAGCGCCACCGTCTGGCACAGCGATTCTGAAAGCAAACAGTGGCGGCGCTCTTGCTAACGCCACTGCGGGTACTGACTATCTCGCTCCGCCGTCTGGTACAGCAATTCTGAAAGCAAATAGTGGCGGCGCGCTTGCTAATGCCACTGCTGGTACTGACTATGTTGCTCCAGGCACTGCGACAACCTTTACCGCAGATCAGACATTTAACTCGACTCGATTAAAGCTGGCGGGTTCGACATCAGGGACGGCAACACTAAACGCGCCTGCCGCCGCTGCAACGAACACTTATACGTTACCGCCGGATGCCTCAACACTCGGGTATTTAAACATTCCTCAGTCTGGGTCAGCCAAAACTACATCCTACACGCTGACTACTGCTGATATCGGTGAGTTTATTAACGTCGGTTCTGGCGGGTCCGTCACAATTCCCGATGCGACGTTTGCTACAGGCGATGTCGTTTCTGTGTTCAACAACACGACGGGCAGCGTTACGATCACTTGCACCATTACGACGGCGTACATTGCTGGCACGGACTCTGATAAGGCGAGTGTCACCTTGGCTACTCGAGGCGTGGCAACGATCTTATTTATCAGCAGCACCGTCTGCGTCATTTCAGGAAACGTAACATGAGTGGCATTATGGCGATGCTGCTTGGCCGTGTTGTTAGCGGCGGCGGCGCTGTAACCATCATCGAAACCTTCACGGCCAGCGGATCGTGGACGTGTCCTACCGGCGTAACGCAGGTCGACTACCTTGTCGTGGCTGGCGGCGGGGGCGGCGCGCCTAATAGCAGCAATACCCGATCAGGTGGCGGCGGTGGTGCTGGTGGGTTTAGAACTGGAACCGGGCTATCTGTCACGGCTGGCACAACCTACACAGTCACCGTCGGCGCTGCGGGCGCGGGGCAGACTGCTGGCACGACTACCGCTGGAGGAAGTGGCGGCAATAGTGTGTTTTCAACCATCACGTCGGCGGGCGGGGGCGGTGGTGGATCAGCGACAAACAATGGTGTTGCTGGCGGTAGTGGTGGCGGAGGTGCTGGCGGGTCAGGCGCTTTTGGAACAGGCGGCGCAGGCAACACGCCCAGCACAACACCAAGCCAAGGAAGCAATGGCGGGTCAGGCTCGGATGCGGGCGGCGACGGAAAAGGTGGTGGCGGTGGCGGGGCGTCTGCTGTAGGCAGCGCTGCTGCTGGTGATAACGGCGGTAACGGCGGCGCAGGTACAGCATCTAGCATTTCAGGTTCGTCGGTAACCTACGCAGGTGGCGGCGGCGGCGGTAGTTCTGATGGAACTGCCGGTTCAGCAGGCGGAACAGGCGGTGCGGGCGGCGGCGGCAACGGTGGTGATAGACGGTCAGGCACAGTGCCTACTGCTGGCACGACTAACAGAGGTGGTGGTGGTGGTGGTTCTGGTGGTAGTAGTCAAGCTAGTGCAGCAGGCGGTTCTGGCATCGTCATCATTTCCTACCAAACACCGGCGGATAGAGTTCTTAGCTTTACCGCGTCATCTCAATGGACTTGCCCAACAGGTGTGACCAGCGTTGATTATCTGGTCGTGGCTGGTGGTGGTGGGGGCGGTAATGGCGCTGCTGCTGCTGGTGGCGGCGCTGGCGGCTTTAGAACAGGCACAAGTTTATCGGTTACCGCAGGAAATACCTACACGGTAACGGTCGGCGCAGGCGGCGCTGGTGGGGCTAGTGGCGGGTTAAGGGGTTCTTCAGGGGGGAATTCTGTTTTTTCCTCAGTGACGTCTAATGGGGGCGGCGGGG